TCTTTTTCTTTTTTTGAAACTTCGTCGTTTACAGTTATACCAGGTGGACTTAATTCTACATCTTTGTAGAAACCTGCCACTTGTTGTTTACGTAAATCGTTTTCTGAAATTTTTAAAACGTGAATAATAGATTCTGCTTCGTCTAAGCTGTTAGCTGTGTACGGTACAATTAAATCATCAGCTGGTACAAATTTAGATACAGCTCTGTTCATTAATTTGTCGTAATAAACTTTTTTAAATGTCGATCCTGCTAACGGTAAATGAAATAACATAGAATCAAACTCTGGTTCGTATTCTTTCATCTGATCCATGATCTGATAGTTCATAAAATCTTTTACACGTTGTGCTTGTTGTTCTTTCTGTGGAGATCTAATTCCTAAAATCTGTGTTCTAACTGGACCATCGCTTGGTAATAATTCTTTGTAAGCTGTTGCTTGAAACTGTGTTACAGCTTCTGCAAGAACAGGATGCGTGGCACCCGATGCACCTTGAAAAGGTTCTGTTCTGTTTTCATATTTGAATCCGAGTAAGTCAAGCCCATCAGTGTAAGATTTTTCCCAATCTTTTCTGGACATCTTATAGTCCATGTAATTCTGTTTCATCTCGCTGCCTAACGGTTGTGTTACGTCATCAGGTAAAATGTCTGCAAGATTATCGTAATGTGATTCTGTGCCAGGTATGTTCACGGCCCCTGGTTCAAAGTTGATAGTCGCACCTCCATCGTCTTCGGGTGTAACCTCTACTGGTAATTGTTCTTTGATCTCCTCTTTGACTTCGACCTCTTCCGCGCCAGGAACTTTAACTTCGGTACGAATGTTACTTGGGAGTCCTTTATCTATATCTGCCATTTATTACTCCGTCATTTATCTACCACGTTTCATTAGAAAATCCAAGCCCTGTGGTGTGGGTCCTGATTTTGGTGCTGGGCCTGAATCTACGCCAGCTATTTTAGCTATGCCTCCACCTGCAAAATCGTACTGTGTTTGACCTGTAATGTTGCCCATGGGTATTGTAGTGCCCAATATATTTTCAGTGGGTTGTATGTTTTCTCTTAAATTTTTTTTAATGTTTCCGAAATAATCTTTAATGTCCATAAACAACTCTTTTTTTGGAACTACACCATATCGAAAACGTCTTTCTCTGTTTGCTTTTATTAAATCTTCATATTGAGTTTCTGCTTTTCCTGCTGCAGCTTCTGATTGAATTCTTTCAGGTAAAGGTAAACTTTGATATTGTGTTTTTAAATTTTCAAACTCTTTTGTTTTTTCTGCCATTTTATCTTTAAATCTTAATTTATCGTATGGAGAAGCATTATTATAATTATTTAGAAGAGTATTATATTTCTGTTGTGCTTCGTTAAAATCTAAAAATTTAGATGATTGCGGTTCAAGTTTTTTTAAAGCTTCAGATTTGCTTTGTCCAAGAATACCATAAGTGCCTTCATAAAGTGCTCTTTTAAAAGGCAAACCATACATACTTCCACCAGCTACAAACAAGGGAGCAAAAATGCCTTCTCCTTTAGCAATCAACTTTGCAACTTTTCCTGCTTTGCCAAAAGAAGGTATTTTTTGTCCCGCTCCAAACATACTGGCCACCGGTCCTCTACTACCAACGTTAATTCTTTTTTCAAAATCAAGTAAAGTTTGATTTCCTGTTTCAGCATTAAATACTATATTGCCTGTGTAGCCATATTTATTTTTTCCAAACCTAATTGTTTTATTGTTTGCTTTTAAGTAGCTATTAATTGGAGCTACGTTGCCAGTTGGGTTATTAATTAAATATTTTTTTGCATTTTCAAACTGAGAATTTTCCATATAAGTTGCTGGTTGAAAATTAATTGGATAACCAACATTTTGTTTTCTAAATCTTTTTGGTGTAATATGATCAGCTGCAATTAATTCACCTTTCTTTGCTTTATCTATTGCATGTTGTGCTAATTCAATATCACTAAATACTTTTCCTCTAACAGGGTTTGCCTCTGTATATCCAGTGAAGTCTACGGCACCACTATTAGGATTTATTTTAAGTCTTAATCTCTTTAAAAAATTTTTATCTTTTGCAAGTTCTTCTGCAGATATGTTTGCATAAACTTTATTTCTATCATTTATACCTTGAATAACTTGTCTTGCTTGTTTTGTAGTTTTAGGACCAGCTTTTTTTTCAGCTTCTTTAATATTTTCTTTTGCTCTTTTCTTAACTTCTTTAACTCCAGTTTTAGGGCCAGGAACGTTTACATCACCGATTAAATCAGATCTGTTACCTGCTTTTAAAGCATTTCTAATTGTTTTGTTATCAAGCTTTAACTGTTTAGCAACGGCATTAGTGCTTCCAAGTTCTTCTCTTAATTTTATAATGTTTTGAACATAATCAGATCCTTCAGTCAATTTATATGGTTTAAATCTACCCTCTGGTATCTTTCCATACTTTGCCTCATATTCTTTTATTAATGGTGACGTAGATCTTAATTGACCACTTTGACCTTTTTTAGTTGGTTTGTAACCAAGATCCTCTCCAATCTGTTTTAAACTAAGAGGTGTATTTTTTATATAGTTATCTACAGTTTTTAATAACTCATCTGTAATTTTTATAGGAGACATTCTTTTGCTTAAAGTAATTCCTTCTTTAAGAATTGTAGAAGGTTTAGCAAAAAAATTTCTTACGGTGACATCAAGATTATTATCGTCAATAATTTTTTGAACCATGTCTCTAGTTACTTCAGTGCCATCTGGTAATTCGTTTAATATTTTAGCAAGAGCCACAGAGCCGCCTTTATCAAAACCAATACGACCGCCATCAGCAAAGCCTAATTCTTTTTCTATAAAAATTTGAGATTCCGGATCTAAATATTTTTTTAGTTTCTCGTAATTAATTTTACTTCTTCTTTTAATTTCTTCTTGTGGTTTTTTCTTTGGTAAAACTTTACCGCCCTTATCATATCCTGGACGCGTAAGGTACGCCATCATCTGTTGATAGTGTGTTACTTTCATTACTCTCCTAATAGACCAGCGACCCCACCTTTTGAAAACTCAGGATCTTGTAGTATAACTTTTGATTTGCTAGTAGATTGTTTTGACATGCCAACAAACTTATCTAAATTTTCTGTGCCCGTGTCTATAAATTCATTAATATCTGTGTCAACGTCTCCATCAGGATTCATTTTTCCGAATTCTTCGGCTTCTTTAAATTCTGCTCCTTCTCTTTGACCTGCAAATTTTCCTTCTTCTATGATGTCTCCTTTTCTATATTCATAGTAACCAGGTGCACCTTGATCTGTCTCAAACGTTATAGAGATTTGATCTCCATCTCCTTGAACTTCCATCTCAATATCTTTTCTAGTTGGGTGTTGATATTTTTTTATAAAGCCAGATTTTTCTGCGCTAACAATCTTTCCTTCTTTTAAAATCTTTTCTACAAGTTTAGGAAAGTGTGCTGGCATATCTTTTGTCTGTGTTACCATCGGTGGAACTTTAGTTGCAACCTTAGCACCTTTGAAGAATTTACCAACCACAGGGAATGCAGCTAATGCTCCCATAATTTTTAAAAACGTTCTTCTAGACATACCGCCCTCTGAATACATGCCTCTAACAGGTTTCTCTTGTCTTCTCTTTTCTAACCCCTCTAACATTATTCGTAACATCTCTGGATCGTCTCTGTATTTTTCTTTGTACTCAGCTGCAAGTCTATCGTAGAAAGCATTTCTTTCTTGTTCAGAAATTTCTTTTAATTTTCTAGTAAGAGCTCTGTTAATTAAAATACCGCTGCCTGCAACTGCTCCTAGTTCAGGAGCTAAACTTTTAAAATCTCCTTCTTGAGATCTTCTTTTAACACTAGCTAAATATTTTCTATACGCTTGAACTGGATTGTTTTCTCCCATAGCTTTTAATAATTTCATCACTCCACCTTTGAAAGCAGGAACTCTATCACCGTCTGCATAACCCAACATGTGAGCTACACCGCCACCAGCGAAACCGTGTTTCTCTTTAAAACTTTTAAACAGTTGTTCTAACTCTTCTTTTTCAATAGCTTTTTTAGGTCGTTTCATATCTTTTGCCTTTTTGATTGTACCCTTACCATATTTTTTATTCAACTTTTTTACAGCAGCGATTAAACCACCTTTTGCTTTCTCATCCCTTGGGTGTTTTTTATTTTTTCTAATAAATTCTATTTCGTCAAAAGTTTCATCGCCATAAAGTTTAACGTCTCCAATTTCTTTCTGCACAATATCTGTAAAAGGAGTTTTGTTTTCAATAACCTTAGGTTCGAAACCTTTAAACAAGCCTTTGCTATCATCAGGTTTAAATCCAGCTGCTTCTAATTTTGCTTTGTCCGAAGGGTTTAAAGGAACTCCTTTTCTCACTTTATCCATCACTTGTTCATAAGCTCTTACCGCAGCATCCTTTTCAGGAGAAAAGTTCAAGACTCTTTCTCTATAAAGTTCTAATTGTTTTACTTGATTTAAAAAATAATTCTGTTGTGCCTTAGTAAGTCTAAGTCCGCCCATGGATTGAGCAGCGGCGAGTCTACCTAAAAATTTATCTAGATTATCAAACTGAGCACGTGTCATAGATTGATAAGGAATAACTTTTAAATCCTTAATTTTTCTACCCATGCCAAACGCTAGTTTAACTATACCTTCGCCTGTTTTAAATTTAGACATTAATAATATACCTTCGGTCTAGGGTCTTTTTTCTCGTCAAGATAGTCTT